CGGCTGTTCGGTCTGCTGTGTCTGTTTCAGCTGTTCCAGTGCTTCTGCTGCCTTCTGTGCCGTTTCGTGCATGGTCACGATGTCCTTAGGCAGATTTTCCAGTGGCGTGCCCTCGGTGTAGATTGTGCTCTTTGCTTTGATGGAAACATCTCCGGCTTCCAGTCTCGCGATTGCGCTTGCAAGGTCGTATCCCTCGCCTGCTTTCTGAATTTTTTCGTAGACATTTTCGTCCGGTTGTCGGATGTATTCCGTTGTGCCGTTCGGTCGCTTTACCGCTTTCCATGTTGGTGCTGTTTCGCTGCCGGTTTTGCTTGTCACTCTTTCGGTTGGTACTCCGTAGTACCGTACCAGAATGTTAGGATTTAGCATTGTATGTCTCCTTCAGGTCTACCAGCTTGCACAGTTGGTTCGGTTTCGCTCCGAACATTTCGCCGGTTTCGGTGTCGAAGTCGCCCAGCTCTACAAGGCTGATGTCCTCGATTTCCTGTAGCTTGGACTCGTTTGCCTTCCACTTTGCAGTGCGGATTGCCTGCGCCCTGTTCTGCTGTAAGAAAGGACTGCTGTAGCCATTCGTGATTGCATCATGAAAACTGTAGAATTTCAGTGTCATTTTTTAGCCCCTCCAACGTGCTTTTTTAGCTCTTACGTCAATGTGTGTGAAACTTAAATAACTTCCGATGCCGTATTTATCCGGGTATTTGCGTTTCAGATACTTTTGTACCTCTCTTGCCGGAATATCAGATACTTTGATATCGGCTGCTGTGCCCTTTGTGTGTTGTGAGTTTTTTACACCGCCGATTTTTGCATTGTATTCTGGTGTCCGGTATCCAGAGGTTACAATCACAGGTTTGTTGAAATGTGCGCGTATATCTTCCAAAACGTCTATAAGCTCTGTGTCCACAATTACCTTGTCGCATCGGAAGTCTTTTTGTGCAAATTCTTTTACTTTGAAGTGTTCACTTATCTGGTGGGTGCTCTGATTAAATAAGCTGTATTCTTCACGTGGCATCTTACTCCTCCTCTTCAGTCTCTTTCTCTTCCTTCACAATTGCGTGGTAAATCTTATCCAGCATTGCGAGGATTTTCAGAAAAATGTTCATGCTTTCATTAAAGTCCATTTGTTCACCTCCTTTCATTGTTCTATTTTGAATGTTACAGCCGGATACCGCCCCGGCTGACCTTCGGCCGGACGTTGATGTTTTTCGTCCGCTTTGCGGTCTGCGTAAACTTCCGCTGGTCGCCACGGCCTGCGCCGCTACGATGTGCCATAAAAAAATCACCTCCTTACGGTTACTTTACCATGAGTAGGTGATATTGTCAATTCTTTTTTATTCGTCTTTGTCTGATATTTTTTTGATTTCAGTGATTTCGTTTGCGTAGCTCTTTGCTCTTCGCTTTGCGTCTTTTGGTTCTGCATTGATTTTTAATACTGTGGTCATTGTGTCGTCGTCGTGCCATGCTCTCAGCTCGTATTTGTGCTTCATTTTTAGCACCTTCCTTTCTGTAATTATATTCTATCATTTTTTTTTGGTTTTTGACAAGGTTTTTTTCTAATTTTTTTAGAAAAGTTTTCCTAGAGTAGGAGCGCCGTTAAACTCCCGCCCGCAGGCGCTCCACTTGATAAGACCGGTTTTCCGGTCAGATTGTCGGCGCGCTCCGTCAGACTTTGCCGCTGCTGCTTTCCCTGTTTTATTGGCTATAAGGTTTCTTTCGGTTCTCTCCACTTTTGTTTTTGCTTGTCTTTTTCTTTTTGTATTTCTAGGTATGTTGAGTATGGAACACTGGTGTTTTGCTCTAAGTTTATAAGGCTTAGCATTGCGTTTCTTCGTCTTTTGGCTCTCACTGCTCTCAGCTCGTCAGAATGGGCCTTGCAATAGCTTTCAGTGTCTTTGCTGGTATCCTTATCAAGAAGCTTATCAAAGTACCTTGGCGGCCTTTTCTGCCGCCCTCCTGCGCATGTGATGTTGTCGGTTTCTAGTATTTCGTTCATGTGCTCTTTTAGGTACTCTTCCCCGATGCCTTTTGACATGATTTTAAACTCTGGTTCACGGCCTTGCATCCAGTATTTTGCGTTCTGCTCTGCGCCGATTGCTTTTTTATTGACGTACTGTGCCACGTATGCATAAGAACCCGGTGCCGCTGGTGAAAAGTCTACAAAGCCTTTTCCCCATAAGTTCGTTAGCCATTCGCTCTTAAAGTATGCGTTGCCCTTTTGGTTTTTGTACCATACTCCATCCTCTGGTTTTAGTCCGAAAAAAATTCCGTGGTAGTGTGGCCTTTTTGTTCTGTCTCCGTACTCTCCTGCTATGAAGTATTTTATCGGCTTCTTGTATGCTTTTCTGAGACGCTTTAGAAAAAGCTGCACGTCTCTTTTGCTTACTGTTTGAGATTGAATACTTTGGTAGCCTTTTAGAATTTCGCCGTAAGGTACATGTTCTTCGTCATAGGTCATTGTAACGAAAATCACATCTTTCCATCTTTTGGCCTCTAGTTCTATTCTCGTTGCCCATTGGTCTGCTATCTGCTTTCGGCAGTATTCACATTTTCCGCATGGCAATAATGCAAGGTTTCCTTTTTTTACGCCGTCCATGATGGTTTGTTCTAGGTTCTGTTTCTTTAGGTAGTTTAGACTTCCCCACATGGTTGGTTTTTTCGTGTTCATTTGGAAAACATTCGGATTTGTACACGGCATAGGTTTGGCGCAAGATTACTTGTCTATCTTGCGCCAGTTGACACCTCTCTTTCTTTTTTCTCTATATATTACTTGTTGTAGGAGTAGTAGTAGGGCCTGTTTAAACTGTTGATAAGTCTAATTTTTAGCGTTGATACGCATATTTATCACCTTCTTTCTTGTTGAAATTTTTGTTTAAAACTTGTTGAATTGTTGAAAGTTCTTTAACGGCCAATTTTTTTTTGTGTTTCTCTTTGTTGAAACCTGTTGAAACTGTTGAAAACTTAATCTCCTCTATACGCGCCCATTATCTGGTTAGGATTGATTGATGTGTATGGTGTGATTTTTTTTCCACCTTTTTCCCAACTGTCTTTAAAGGCCGATGCTGCTTTTCTGCCTGCGCCTTTTGCTGATTCGGCCGCTTTGTCTCCTGCGTCTCTTAGCTTGTCTCCTGCGTCTCCCAGCTCGTCGAGTAAGTTGTTTGCTGCATAGTTGTAATTGCTGACCTGTTTTGCGCTTGACTGTGCTAAACTGCTTGCCGCTTCATTAAAGCTCTTTGCAGAATGGTATTGTTTTGCACTGGTGCTCTTTTTTGCCAGTTCGAGGTATCTGTTTGCTAGCTCTGCCGTGTTGTTGCCGTATTCATACATCGCTGACACTGCCGCTGCTTGTGCGCTCTGCTGGTTGTAATGCTGTGTTCCGATGCTTGCACTTGCTCCGCTTGGCGTTGCTGTAGCGCCGTTGTTTGCCGCTAGTATTGGATTGATGCCCGCTGCGATCATGTCCTTTACAGTGTCCTGATATGCTGTGCCGCGCATTTCCTTTGCAAAGGCTCTTTCTGCCGCTGCTTCTGCGGAGTTGTACTTTTTTGCGCTTGCTTGGCTTCCTGCGTTCATCAGATTACTGATAATTGAGCTTAAAAAGCTCATGCCGTTTGCCATGTTTACGCTGCCTTGATTGTTGTATGTGGTGATGCCTGTTGGTGTTCCTATTTGTGTTGAGCCAATTTGTTGCGGTGCTGTCAGGCTTCCAGTTGTTGTTTCGCTTCCGCTGGATGTTTCCTCTCCGGCTCTCTGGCTGCTTGTTGCACTGCTTTGGTTTGAACTCATTGCAACGCTTGTCAGTAGGCTAAGTCCCTGCATGATGTACGGCATCCATGATAAAAGTGTACCCATTTAAAAATAGCCGGGTCTTTGCCCGGCTTCCTCCTTTCTTAGATTCTTTCAATTCCCGGGATGCTATAGATTGGCATTTCCCTGTACCACGTTTCGTTGAACCAGAAATCACACAGGAATTGGTGACTTATTGCGGATGTTTTCGCAATAGTCCTATCGATGTTTTCGCGTCCTTCCTGAATCCACTCCGCCGACAGTGTCGGCAGCTTGTCATAGTCGTCTGCATAGTGCCATGCATCCAAAGACGTTTGATAGTTTGACCTCATTTCTCCGGTTACGTAGGAAGGTTTGTAGCGGTAATCCGCCCAAGCTTCTTGATAGCCAAAAATCTGGCTATCTTTTTCGCTTCCGTCTGCGTAGATTTCTCTATTGTATACCGGCTGTTCGCCTAGTGCTGCCAGACGCGGGTCGTAGTACGTGAATCGGCCCCCGCGCGTCCATTTGGTTCCAAGGCCCTGTTGGTAGCTGTGTTCTACTCGTACCACTGCCAGCCCGATGATATAGCCGTACTCCGTTGCTGCATAGTCTGCCATCTGTTTTGAACAGGTTGTTAGGCTGTATGCCGCTGTGTTGCCCAGTGCCTGACCGGTCGTGGTGTCTGTCTGGCTGGTCTGTACCACCTGATTTACATTGATTGCAATGCGCTGCCCTCCGATGTACTCAGGAATTTGTAGACGGCTGTCCGGACTTGTTACGCCCCACGTCCCGGAAAGGAATTCTCTGTACCTCGTGCCGTTTCTTGCATCTGCTTCGAAGATATGCTGCAGTGCGATGGCCTGCCGTAAGTCGTTAATCGTTGTTGCGGTTACATTTGTAAGGTCTGCCCCGAGATAGCTTACCTCTTTTGCCGTTCCGTTTCCTACATATGTTTGCGCCGGCGTTCCTTCCCACAGGTACATGTCGTAAAGTCTTTGATTTTGTGTTCCTCCGGCGTCTGTTTGAGTTGCAAAGCTGGTTATGATTGTTTCTGTTTTATTTTTGAGTTCTTTGTCTGAGTATGCATATACTCCCGCTGCTCCTGCCATTGGCAGCGTTACCGGTTCTGCATTTTTCAACGGTGAAGGAAGGCACGACGTGAAATAATCGTGGAACTTGCCCGCCCTTGCCGGTTTCATTGCATACAACGTTGCTTCGTTGGTGTTGGTCGTCTGGTCGAGAGCGTTTGCATTTTCGGTTACTTTGCTTGCGTTTGCATTTGTTCCGCCGTCATCTGTCTTTTTGTATCCCAACATAAGCGGCGCTTCAAGATTTTCGTCTCTGAACCACTCGTTGTAGATTTTACAGTATGCTCGTGCAGGCAATGCGTTCACTTCCAGCGCGTTCGTTATCTGTGTCGGCAGTCCGAAATAGTCGCCGATGGAACCATTTGCCAGGCCGCTGGTGCCGCCGATGGTGCATTTAGGAGTTGAATACTCTGTATCTTCTGCCCAGTAGTCGGTGTCATTTTCACCGAACATATTTTCAAAGTGTTCCCACAAAAGTCTCGCAGGCACAAAGAAAAAATATGTGTCCATGTAGCAGTTATCCATGATGGGATAGATAGGAGTGCTCATGCGAATAAGCCCGTTAAGCTGTACCCGTGCCGTGTCACCCGGTAGCACTTCATCCATGTAGATTGGTACTAGTTCGCCCTCGTTGATGGTCGTCAAAAGCTGATGACCGCGGTCAAATTTTGATCGCGGTCTTTCCATTCGCGGCACTTGCGCGAAATGGCTTTCACTGTTCCGGTTCGTTCTGCTTCACCTCTTTCTCCTCTTCCTTTTTTTCTTCCGGCTTCGGCTGTTCGGTCTGCTGTGTCTGTTTCAGCTGTTCCAGTGCTTCTGCTGCCTTC